CATCATATTCATTTCTACTTGAGATGTACGACCATACGGACCTTGTGATCCTTTGTTCTTACCTTTTTTAGCTGCAGGAATATTTAGCTTTTGGTCAATTCTAATTTTGTTTACATCTTTAAGATTTGGATTTGCAGAAATAATATCCTGTATACGTACACCGTACTTTGCAGCAATATCAGATACTGTATCACCTTTACTTACTGTATGTTTTGTAGCCATTTGTTTTCTCCTTAATATAATCTGTTATGACCTGACTGTTTCTTAACAGCCTTTGTTGATTTACGTTTAGCCTTCATGGGTTTAGCTTTAGAAACTTTACCACCTTTTTTAACGGCTACTTTCGATGCACGATCTACCATTAATTTATTTTTCAATTCAGGCGGCAGCTTACCTAACATTTCCATCATAGAATCACCGCTACTCATAGCACCTGAAGAAGCAAGTTTACCTAATGCACCGCCTTTGCCTCCACCCATACTAGCCATTGCTTTCATCAAACCTTTGGGTACACCTTCAGCTTTACTTAAAGCACCCATTGCTTCTGCTTTCTTAACGCCTTTTTTCATAAACATTTTAGTTTGCTCCTATTCGTAAATTATTATCCGCACCTGCAGGGCTTGCTGGCATTTCCATGTCATCTCTACGAGTACGTCTTGCTTGATTTTGTAATGTTTGTAGTGATTGAGCGTAGCGTTGTTCAAACAACTGCGCTGTTGGATAGTCTTTCATAAACATCATTGCTTCTACCATTGAAGCATTAAATAAAGCATCATAGCAGAAATCTGAAAAATAATTATTAGGAGTTGCTGTTGTTAAGGCTACTGGTTTATCAACATGAACAATTTCTGCATCATAGGTTTGATTACTTGTTGGTGCAATCATAATTGTTGTGTTGTCTCTACGTGCATAGTAAATTGGGGTATCAGTTGTACTAGTAGCATCAGGCCAATAGTCATTAATAAACTCATCTGTTCTTTGTAAGATAGGGGATTTACCAGATGCTCCAAGTGTTACTGTAAAGTTTTTAATAACACGAGTTCCGACAGGAAGTGTAATAATATTATTGTCTGCAGAGATTGCAACTGAGGTATAGGTGACTAAACCGTAATCGTCAAGATCACGTGTCATACGCTCTTCAGCCCTATTAACCATTTTAGGAATATAGGTCTGGAACTCAGTGCCATCGTTTTCACAGGCTTGAGTAATATCGTCTACGAGATAAAGATAACTAGCCATAATAAATAGCTACAGTCGCTGCGGATGAAGGTGCAGAAACTTTCACAGGACCGTATACTTTAATACCAAAATCAGGAATATAAATATCGCTTGCGTCTACAACAGTTGTTCCAACAAATTTAATATTGTTACCGTTTACGTTTCCATATGCATCTGTTTGGTTTCCAGTAATAGTAAATGTTCCTACACCAGAATATGTAATGCCTTTAATACGTGTATCAGTTACTGTAGTACCAGTTGTCGTATCTAATACGGCACCGCTACCAGTAACAAAACCTTGTTTAATATTTGTAGCCATGTTTTCCTCATTGTTAATTAGTTAGTTAGTTATTTATGGACTATTGACTATATTATACACAAAAAAAGAGGGATATGAAAGCCACACCCCTCTAATTTTTTTATTTTTATTGGTTAGACACTAGGCTCCTTCGGAACCGTAGAAGCCACGCCAATCTGACCAACCGAAGCTGTAACGCTCACGAGCCTTAAACCGGAGGTTGCCAGTGTCGAAGTCTGGCTCCATCTTGGTTTGTAGAGGCGCACGAACAAACATCTTAGCACCATTAGGACAATCAGTCTTAATGAACCAAGCATCAGTGTCTGTAAAGCGGCGGTTCACGTAGAAGCCACCAGGTACAAGACCCTGATTACGGATTGAGTTAATGTCATTAACATTAGTCGCACCGTTTGCTGCAGTTGTTGGGTTTACCCCAATGCGTGTTGACATTGTGCTGTTCAAGATCTGGTCAGCAACAAATGCGAGGTCTGAAGGAATATGCAAAGACTTAGCTTGCAGACCAATCAGAATACCACGGTCATCTTTTGCTTTTGAGATCTGGATCAGAGCAGCTTCAAGAGCAGCTTCTGACAGGTCAACAGCACCAATGTAGTTGGACTGGTTTCCAGCACCAATGGTTGCGTGTGAAGCAGAGAACAATTCTACACCATCACCACCTACGTAAGTAGCGTTGAAGCCGTTATTGAAAACGTCTGCAGCTTTTACTTGCTTGGTGTTCGCCATTGCACGTGCTAGACCCCTTGCACGAAGCTTCGCAAAGGTATCGTACAGGTTGTCTTCCATTGCTTCTTCAGTAACCGCAAAGGCCAAAGCAATGGTTTCATGTGTGTAGCGAGCAGTGTAGCTCTCTTGTGCATCGTCATAGGACACAGCGGCACCTTCACCTTTAGTAGGTGCAGTACCAAATCCTGTGAACAATACTTCTTCTTCAAATGCACGATCTGAGTTTTCAGTCTCAAACAACGGTGCATGTTCGTCACTAACTTCTCCATACTCCATACCGAAAACGGCATTGAGGCCGGGGAGAAGCTCTTTCGCAATACTTGCTCTATTAATAGCCATGATTTAATCTCCCTTATTAACCTAGTAGGTAAGCTGTGATTGTTGCTGGTGCAGAAACGGCAGCAGTCAAGAAGTTATCTGTATGCTGAATGAGTTGTACATTCAACTTTAGATAAGCATTCTCAGCAGCGTTAGCTACATCGTTACCTGGCTCGTCTACTGAATTCATAGGACGGCACATTGCGATACCTGATGTGCGAGTAGCAGCAGCGATACCATGCCCTGATTGTCCTGTAAATGTAGAACCTGTTCCAAGTGTTACAGCAAAGTTTTGAGAACCGTGAAGATCACCAGCAGTTACAGATGCATCTGCTTGTACTTCAAACACGGCACGAGAATCGTCAGCAATCATAGCTACTGCGTCTGTAGCTGATGTGCCTGAAGGCCAGTATTTACTGAACTTCTGATCACCATTAGCTACGTAGCGGCATCCCATGAATACACCCTGAACGACTTCGGTTACAGTTGTAATGACTTCAACATTCCCTGCATTAATACGGACAAGATCGCCCGAAAAAATGTTTGCGGCGTAACCTGATGCGATTGGGTACTCATTTTGCCCATCGTTGTTCATGTTACCGCCACGTTTGCGAGAAGGTCGGAAGCCTGACAATGCTTTAGTTGCAGTCATATTTTTTCTCCCATTAAATTAAATGACACTACTAGTTACCGACCCTGTTCAAGATTAGTCTTGAAACTTTGAAGGCCGACCTCTAGTAACTTGTGTTTTACTATTGTTACGAATTGGCATACGTGAATCACTTGAGTTCATTAGCTGGGCATTAACTGCGTCAACCATTTCCTTACTTTGATTCTGATAATATGCCTTACGGCTTTCAGCTTTACGCAAAGGCATCTTTGCCAATGCTAGGTCTCCACGACAGACCGTGCCTTCATACCGTCCATCTTCTCTCACGAAAGAAGAATGAGCCATCTCTGGAACCTCATCTACAGAAACAAATTCCCAACCTTCAGCCTGACGTTTGCCTACGTTTCGATAATCATCCTGATTCCGTGATAAGATACGAATCCACCGCAGCTTTAAGCCTTGGTCAATAAAACGATTCTCAACTGATTCAGGAATATCGAGAAGGTTTGGTTCCCTATATTCATAGTCTTGTTCTCTAGAATTGAGTTCACGAGACTCCTCACTACGTGATACTGTTGTTCGTGCCATGTTAATAACCTCCACGCTGATTGTTGATACTGGTGTACTCACCGTCTGCTTTTTCTACTTTAAGCTTTTCGGCTGCATACTGTTCAAGTGGTATCCCCCATTTCTCTGCAAGCCGTACATCTTCTTGAGATAACTTAACCTTGCGACCAGAGCTAGGATTGGGAGTGCGTGACGCTCCTGCTACAACTTGAGAAGCTTTGCTCGGTGCTTCATTCCGTGTTTCGACTTTCTCTGATGCATCAAACCTAGAAGGAAATGCACTCGAAAGTCTTTTGTCAATCTCTTCATAATACTCTTCGTCTGATGGGTCATACCCCTCATCCTTCATGCTGGCATCAATCTGAAGCGCAGCCTGAGTAAGAATATTGTCCTGTCCGAACCAAGGATTTTTAGCAGCCCATGCAATCGCTTTAGGATCGTAGTTTTCTGCTGCTGCTGGCTGTGCAGGTGTTGCTTCACGGCTGTTCGCAAGTTCCTCTTGGTACTTTTGATATGCGTGTTGACTTTGCCGAAGCTGCATAGCTTCTGTTTGAGCAATAGTCATAGCTTCCTGTGCAGCCAACATCCTGTCGGCATCTCCGCTTTCAACGGCTTGACGATAAGCACTCTTAGACATTTCTAACTTATCGGCAATTGAACGCTCATTGTTATCAAGATTATTCTTGATGCTATTAGCGTAGTCTGTTTCTCGTTCTTTTAGTTTAGCTTCAAGAGCTTCTTGACGAGACTGCAGTTCAGCAATCTGTTGCTCACGCTCTTTACGCTGTCGAACAAGCTGGCGAATACGCTTCTGTGCGCCCGATTCTTTTTCTTCAGTTTCTTCTGCCACCCCTTGCTCTTGGGTTTTTTGCTGAACATCTTCGGCATCTCCAAGGTCTAGCTGTGGTTGTTCTTCTGAGGCGGCTTCGTTTTCAATTTCAAACTCTACCTTCTCTTCCTCTTTTT